TGTTGTTTACGAAGCGCCCTGTGTTGTCAGCCGTGTTGATAACAACGGGCTGGCCAAACAGAGTCAACGGATTCGCAACGTTCATAAGGAACGGAAGGATGCTGGCCGGATGCGTACGCGTGACTTCACCTGCAAAGCCCGCGCGCATACGGAATGGGATAGCATCATCCACCGTACGCAGACGAGCGACGAACGTGCCGCGTGGTGCACGCTGCCACAGCGCGAACATCTTCTTCAAAAGATATCTGAGAAAGTTCATGTTCTTTATTGCTCCTTTGCTTCTAAAATTCGTTATGGGTTGAAGACGCCGATTAGTGCGTCTTGTAGTAGTCGGCGTGCTTCTTGTTTATTTCAGCCAGTGAACGGGCTCCGCCATTCAGCGGACGTTCGTTCTGCGGCATGCCACCGTGCTGTGCAGCAGCGCTGTTGTTCTTGTTGCGACGAGCAGCGGCAAGCGCAAAAAACACATCACGCACCTGCGCGCATTTCATGGCAGTTACGCCCTGCTCGTTGAGCGGAGCGGCGCCACCGCGGATTTCATCCAGGAGAACCCGCAATGCACTGTCATGTACGGCGAAGTTAAGAACCTTGCGGCGATCGTCGCAGATACGACGATACGAATCCGCAGGTTTCGAAGCAGCGTCAAACGCATGCATACGCATTCCAGGAATGATCAGCTCAGCGGCACTTACAGTGCGCTGATACATGTCGCGCATGTTGCTGCTGTCACGGCTGCGCAGCAGTGCATCGCCTGTGCCGAGAGGAGCTTCTTCTTTCAAAGCGCCTTCGATTTCATGCTCTTCGCTGCTGTCGCCCATGCCGAGATGCTTCTTGATTGCGGCGATGTCATTGTCATGTGCGGTATGCCGCGCGTCGTGCGCCGTGTGCCGCTCCTCATTTTTCTTAAATTCACCATCCAGCGCTTCGTCGGTGTACTTTGTACGTCCTTCACCGCCGCCCGCATGGATGTGAATGCCACCGCCGTGTGCAGGCTCGCCCTCTTCGGCATCACGCACCTGTACGGATTCCAGGACTTCGATAACTTGCGCCTCGTTGTCCTTGCCTTTAACGACTTCTTTCAATTTCTTGATTGCGTCGCCCCACTTCATCTTCTTGTTCCTTCCTGCACCACTGCATGCGCAGTCATGCGTTAGAATTTTCGTTTCCGCATCGCCGATGCTACAGCGCGCACCGCATCGCGCTTCTTCCACCAGCGCGACATGATTAATGAGAATGTTTGTCTGCACATAACGTCCAGGACCGACGATACGGTAGTCGGAGCTATAACCACAACTGACTTCGCGTTTGCCTTGATTGCGAATAAGATCAATCGCATGTTTGTCAAACACTACAATATCAGCCAGCAGTGTATCGCTCCATTGTACTGTGCCACGCCGCGCATTCATAATGATGCCCATCGTTAGATGCCGCCAATTTTCGGGCGTTACATTGTCAGGCGCACCACCAGAACGAGGGTGATCATTGACAAAAGCCTTTCCATTGGCACTCGCGATGGTCTCAGGACGAAACACCTCATCCGCCGGACGTTCTACGTGCATTAGCCCGTCTTCTGCAGATTCCAGTTCCGCGCCCTGACTGCGGAATTCTTCTGCGGCGTAAAGCTGTTCTCCCGTGCGCGCAATCGGCACATCATACACAACTAGGAAACCTTCAGGTGTAAACTCCTGATGATCACCTAGCTTGATCGTCGTAAAAAATTTAGCTGCCATCGCAGCCTCCCCTGTTCGTTATTGCTGAACGAACGTTGCGTATCCAGCGTACGCCGCCGTACCACCTGCTACGGCAACGCATATGTCATTCGAAACAGGAATCTGTGGCGGACCAAATACAGTTCCGCCCCAACCGAAGAACAACTGCTGGCCCACGGTGATGCCCATGGCTCCGGTAAGGTTCACCGTTCCAGTGCCACACGTTGTACCAGTCCCTGCTTTCACCTGCACACTGGTAGCCGCCGTGCCTGTAACAACGCTAAAGTCACAGACGAACGTCGTTTTGCCCGTAGCAAGCGGAATGGCCACAACGGTGTTCGGTGCCGTTCCAGAAATTTGTACAGACTGCTTCTGCAGCGTCTTGTCCTGGCACGGATCGGCTGAAAGCGTACCGTAACCTGCAATGTCGGTCGCCTGTGTAGCAGAGCCCGTGCACTTGAAGATCTGGCTGGTTCCCGTGAACGTTCCAGTATTACTGAATTGCAGCTGTGTCATACCGCCGCCGACGTTGGCCATGTACAGCCCGTTCGCCGTAATACTTGTGACGGCCGGACCTCCACCCACAGGCAACCAGCTGATGGCGGTGAAATTCGTGTTGTCGTTACTGACCAGAATCGCAGTATTTGCGGCGCTGTACGTTCCAGTAACGCGGCAGGTGATTGTGCTCACACTGCCGATGTTGAACTTTGCCGTACCGTTCCCAGTAACCGTTGCGACAGGATAGGCATACACAGGAAAGACGCTGTTAGTCAGACTGAAGTTAGGTCCTGAAGACTGCGAAAGCGCGACCTGCGCCTGCGCTGGAAGTGCAGCCACGTACAAAGTGACCACAACCAACAGCAGAGCACGAAATGTAGCTCCTACTTTTCTCATTTCTTGTTCTCCTAATTCTCAGCGCAAAAGCACGCTGAAACCAATTTAATTAACTGCAACGCCAACGTCCTCCGGAATTACAGGTTCCGGCCAGCAGCGGCAGTTGATGTCCTGCCCTGCGTGCGCGCGGCGTCCCGTTTTCCGGTCAACCACAGGTGGCTTGTCCCATGGTATGAACTTGCCATTCAACTTACGATGCTCTGGACGCACATCACTGTCTTCTATGCTGCGCCAGAAGTATCCCGGACTCCCTATGTAGAGAGCACGTGATTCTGTCAATAGACTTGCATTGCGCGCTAGTTCCGTTCGCGCTATTGTGCGCGCGTGTGCTGCACTTACTTTGCCGCTGCGAGCAATCTCATCTTTAAGAACATCGGCACGCATACTTCCGAGCATTGCCTGCGTGGCTAGTTTCTGCACGCGCTCGGCAGCTACGCGCGGCATGCTGCTTATCAGGTCTACAGTCTCAGCCAGCTTGTCACGCATAACGGCGGCAACGGGCGCGCTCTCAATCTCGCGACGCAAGGTGCGACCCATTGTGCTTGCAAGTGATTCCCAAGCAGCCGTATCCCGCCGCGCTACTTCCTTCTGCATGCGCTGCGCCACGGCCGTGGCCCACGGACGCAAGGTGTCGCTGTACCTATTCAACTGTTCGACCAAGGCGCGCGTATCGTCCTTCATTACCTGCGCTACTGCGCCGATCTGCCTGCTGATCTGCCGCAGCGTACGCATAAAGCGCTGCTCCATGCTGCGGGCGATGTTGAACTGCCGCCGCGCGGCAATGCGCTTCTTAGCAAGCTGTACGCGCGCCGCCTTAGGTAGCTGCGCATCCGTGTTGTGCAAAGTCTGGATCACAGACCGTAGTGGCCTCGCTTGTTACGTTGTTCTTCTTTTAGCATTTTGTCAATCTTCTTGTTTACTTTTTCTTTTTCGTAAAGCTTCTTCGAACTCACGTTGTTCCTGTTGTGGCGTGTGTTGTATGTAACCACGCGGTTCGTTGCTACTACCACCCTTTTTTCCGCCGCCTGAACCAAATTGCCCGTTCTCAGCACGTGGATGGTCGCTTTCGTTGAATCCATCTGTTGCACCTGCACGACGACGCAGCTCGTCGTAACTTCCTACTTGTGTATGCTCGCTCATTTGTCCCTCGCAATGCTGAGCACGGGATGCAGCTCTGCACCGTTCGGTGCGACGCCTGTCTGACCGTGGATAAAGTCAAAGAAGAACACGCCCTGCACTACAACGGGCAAGGGCTGCTTCAGTTTGTAGAACTTAGGACTAGCACTGTGCACGCCGTCTACAAAGTTGGCAGCCGCAACGAACTTCTGTGCATATGTATTGGCAGCACAGCGCGGCGATGGAATTTCGGCGATCATCGTTTCCGCGGGATGCTGTGGATCAGCCAGCACAAGATGATAGTCGCTGTCTGCCTCACGCTTAAAGCCAATCAGCAGTGCGTGCACCGTGTACACCTGATTCTCAACGGGCAGGCGCACGGCAGGCGACAGCTTGCGCAGGTTGTCAGGCGCTTTGGGAATGCGCAGCATGTGCACCGTAGCACTGGCAGCCGTAAAGTGGATACCGCGCACGCCGTTATCTTGCAGCGTTTTAACAGCCCAGCGTTCCGTACCGCACTGCGCCCGCGCAGCGAGGGCTGCAAATACAAATGTAACTAGCAAAATAAGTTTTTTCACAGTGACTCCTTATTCGAATTAGCTGGCTTCCAAATTTCTTCCAGCGTAGATTCTACGTTATGTATGCAAATCATTTCCAGCAGTCCTTCCACGGCGTCACGATGCTCAGGGACAACGCCCGGATATAACACAAGTTCATTCTGCGGACCTTTGCCGTATGGCATCTGTCGTCCCTGCACAAAGGCGATCAAGTTTTCACGAACGGCGTTCATATAGTAATACTCCCCTTAGCATCCAAAGTCCAGAATTCTACATTATGGCCTGTAGATTCGTTTTTAAAACGTTCTATTTCTGACCAACCTTCATGAAAACTCTTTTTCTTACTTTTCTTATTGGCAGCTTTAGCTTCTTAGTCATAGGCAGTGAAGCGTGACACGTTGTCCCTCGCCGACGTGCCACGCATCACCGCGTCCGCCGCAGCGCCACCTCGTGCAGCGGATGTCGAATCAAATACACCTACTTTGTCAGTGTGGAATTTGCAGCTGCCGCACTTGAACTCCTTCGGTGCACCTGCGCCAAGTGCAAAGTTATTGCAGCAACCTTTCTGCAAACTGATGCCGCCCTGCACTGCTACTACATTGCAGTCGCCGTCCTTTGTTGCTCCAGGCAGTTCAACGTATCCCGCCTTGTCCGCGGGAACGCGCATACTTGCATCCAGCGTTACGTTTCCGGGCAACTCACCTTCCTGCGCTTCGCCACCCTCCGCTTCAGAGCCAGCAGGTGGAACAGGTTCGTCTTCTGCAGCATCAATATCCTGATCCGTAATGTTGCTGAATATGCCCGTTGTCTTTGCCGACTGTCGCAGTTCCTGCAGTGCAACCTTAGGACTGATAATACCGCGATCGTACGCACCGCCCACAGCCTCGCTTGTCTTCTGTGCAACGTCGGACTTCTCGGTATCACTTAGCTGCCACAATGGACGGAATGAAATACCAAAACCTTCATCTACCTGTATACCCTCGCTCGCAGCTAGACAGCGATACATAGTAGTAACAGGAACGAGCAGCGTTGTCTTCTGTCGGTGATTAATGCTGTCGTAGTAATTGCGCATGTCGCTCTCGCCCGTTGCATTCAATCCCGCAGGAGCCTGTCCAAACAGGCGCGTAAGAGGCATTTCCAGGGCGCCGCTCAGCTGCTGTCCAATCTGCGTCATAGCGTCGGCAACGCCCGTCATACTTACAGAAGCGCCCGTGTTCTCACCGAACTCATCCTCGCCGTCGATCAGCGTAAAGCCTTCCACGGACTGGAAGCGCCGCGTTGCGTCTACATAACGTGCAAGTCCGGCCATCTGTTCGTCCGTGCCGCTGCTTACAAGGTCGCGCAGTCCAGCAACCTTCAGCGTACGAAGATAGCACTTGTAGATCAACTGCGCTATACCTGTAGTAGCGCTGTCAAAGGCAAGCTGACGATCCCACAAGCGTTCCAGCACCGAGACGCCCCACAGGTTCTCCATCATGCTTTGCCAGTACGGCAGTTCTATGCCAGTCATACGCAGCACGCGCGAATAATGGATGCGCTCACCGACGAACGCAGGTGCAGTAGCTATTACCTTGTACCACTCCGGCATTCCAAGATCAGGTCCAAGTGTGCGCACGCGTCTGTTAAGATCAGGTTCCACCATCCACCTGTCCAGCGGCAGAATACCTTTGAACTGTCCGCGCGCAACGGTCTCCACGCGCAGCGGCGTGCTTACATCCTGTCCGTCGATCAGCAACACACCGATCGCACCACCGTACAATCGAGCCCACTTAGCAGTTTGGTTAATGCAAGTCCATAGCTTCAGCGTTGTAGCTGCCGTTTCCAGCTGCTCAATCTGTTCAGGTTGAAGGTTGCCTACAATGTCAACGCCCGCGCGCGTCATGTCGTCGGCGATGATGTCTACAGCACAGCCACTGAGCCAATTGCCTCTGTGCGCCCATTCCAGGATAGTGCGTTGCCTGCTGATCGGATTAAATCCGTAAGTACCTGCGCTTGTCAGGTTGTCAGTGCCAACGCCGAACTTTGCAATGAAGTTCTGGAAACTGTCCCGCGTTACAGTATTCAACAGAAGCTTGCGCTGTTTGCTGTCCGCAGTACGAGCGGCGCGCGCTGCTCCTTTTAAACCAGGAACCTGATTGCGCGGTATCTTATTCTTCATTACTTTTTTCCTTTGTTGCGCTTGCGCGCAGCATGCAGTTTTTCGCCCAGTGTGACAGCAACGGTAGTCTCAAAGATACTATGAACAATTCCGTCCCTGCCCAGCGCTATCAAAACTATGGTCCCCAGCAGGATGACCGCCGTGAATACGTCTTTCGGGTGCAAATTCTGTAATTTTCGCATTGGCTAGTTCTGTCCTGTATCCAAGTATGTAAAGCGCCACTGCACAAAGCATGAGGGCTATGGACGTTGGCAAACTCATATTTTCTATGTTCCAGCCCGTATGCCGTTCAATTGAAGTTTGTAGCCCGTGTGCGCCTGCACCTGCGATCAACAAGGAAATGCAACGCACTAGTCCAACTTTCCAAAGAACGATATTTGTTGTCATACCTGCTCCAGACGTTGTAATCGTACAAGGTCTTGCTCTAACTTCAAACATGCACGATAAAGTCGTTCCATGTCGCGGAACAAAGTAAACGCCCAATGCCGCACTTCCTTGTCTGTGATGTTGTTGATCATTCTGCGTTCTTCGGGTGTCACATTTTGCTCCACTGCGCGCCTGCTCCACGGCGCTTTATGTAGCCGTCAAAGGCATAGCGCAAAGCATCCCATCCGTGGTTCCACGCATCCACGATAATAGGAAGCACCTGCTTGCTAGTCTTGTCAATCTTATAACGATACATACGCGCTTCCACCGCCATGTTCTTGCAGCGCACATGAATATGGATAAGTACAAATTGCTTGAGGTGGTAGATGCCGTCTTCTACAGAACCGTCCCACTTTTCAGCAGGCGTCATGCTAAAACCTAACTTGCGAACGTGACTGATTGTTTCCGGACGGGCGCTGTCAGCCTTTATAGGCCATTTGCGCGCCGTAGGAATTGCGCTGTACAAGGCGGGAAGATCATCCTGCTCTACGCCGTATCCGTAGCTCTCGTAGTCGATCCACAGATGCTCGCCCGCTGGAAGCATCTTACCTTTTCGATTAGGATCGGGCATCGGTTTTTCCATTGTCTTGTATGCACGTATCAGTACGGCGGGCGAAGGCCCAAAGCCAAAGTCCGCACCATGATAGAAGCGCAGGTTAGGATCATTGGGTGTTTCAAACGCTTCTATGACGTAACGGTCTTTGAAAATAACGGCGTCCGAAATAACGCGCGGTGCTCCCTCCCAGATGTGCGCGTAATCCTCCGGGCTTTGCGTGCTGAGTGCGTACTGCCGTTCCAGTTCCAGCGCACGCGGGAACCATGGATTGCTGTCCCAGTTTACCTTGCGCACAACAGATCCGGGCGGCGGCATGCAAACAACGTGCTCTGGAACGCGGCGCTTGTGCTTTGCAGCGTCTTCCTCACTGTCAAAGATGCGCTTACAGGTTTCACACCGCGGAATGAAGCGCGTAAATGTGCTATCCGTTTCCTCGATCGGGTTAAAGCTGATCCAGATCTCAGAATCGATAACCTTCAGCTCGCCGTTGATCGTCATCTGCACGTCGTCGCGACGTATCGTCGGTATGAGCCATTCCCAGCTGTCGCTACTTACTAACTGCGCTTCTTCCACCCAGCAGATCGTGATACCTTCCGTCGATTTAATCTCGTTTGCGTTGTGCCGCAGTCCCTTGAAGATGAACTCGCTGCCCGTTACAAGGCTCACGATGCTGTTCTGCGTAATGCTGAACCACTTGCGCAGCGCCATGCGCTCAATCTGGTCTTCCAGCAACTTGTGCACCGAATCCTTGATGCTATTCTGCAGTTCACGGGCGCACAGTATGCGATGCCCGTGCTGCGTATGTGCAATGTTGATCAGCGCACGAGCTATCGTCCAGCTCTTCGTTCCTCCTCTGCCGCCCCACCATGCTTTATAACGGTGCGGACGGAAGATTTCCTGGAACGCAACGGGCATTTCCACAAGTATTGGAAGCATTGCCTCCGCTACTTGTGGAGTGATGCGCGGCGTTGTGTGGACCGTAAGACCCATTATGGTGTAGCTGCTGGAATACGCAGCATTGCCTCCGAGAATGTACCATCTGGATTCTTATAACGCAGTTCCCAATTCCAATTATTCCAAACCCAACAAATCATGCTGCAACCTCCGGAAGCTCGACCGTTTGTCCCGCTAGAGCGTGCGTGGAATCCGTAAGGAACATGATGCGCCCGTCCGTAACAAAGGAATGACACCGCTGACACTGAAAATGCTTTTCCTTCTCAGGATGCTCTGCGTAGTAAGTGCACCAGCAGTTCTCGCCCTGTTTCCAGTGGTCACGGTAGTGTCCAGAAGTTACCAACACCGACGGTGTAAATGTAGGTTGTTCCAAACTGCCGTTCCATTTCCATGACCGTTCGCTGTTAACAGTGATCACATGTGGCTCTTTGCAGCCCGGACACTGGAACACTAAATGATTTGCGCCTTGCAGCCGTACCTTCACCGTACGCTCCTGTTCATGCTGACATAGGTAATGCGCGCCACATGCAGCAGCGTAACAGTCAGCGGCAGCATGCGTTCCAAGCTATGATGTCCCGTCTTGTGCAGCACAGCAGCCGCAAGCACGCTTCCGCTTACATACGCAGCGCCCGCAAGCTGTAGCTGATTGCAGCTGCGCCGCCCGATGTTGTCCGTGTTGCACGCCTGCCCGACTTCCGCGCTTACGGCGCTCACCGTAGCAAAGAAGTTGCTGACATTCGTAGTATCCATGAAGCTGTGCACGGGCGGCGTCTTAGGCTGCGGCGCATCGGGCAACGCCTGCGCCTTTGCATGACAACCATAAAGTATGAACATCAACAGCACAAAGGCGGCGATGGCGATACGCAGAATGTCGCCGTTAGGTTCTATGGATGGTGGAGCAGGTTGGAAGTCTGCATCGCGCCGCATCTTGTGCATCTTTAAAGGTACGCGTCCCATTATGCACCTGCCTCCTTAACGATAGTGAGTTCCATCAACAACGTTGCGTCGTTGTACATATAACGTACGTGCGCCGGACCGTCCACACGCTGCTCCGTGCTGTTGAGCGGACTGCTTACAATCAAGCGCAGCTGTTCCGGATCTACTAGGTTGCTGTGCTTGCGGATGTTGAGAATGCCCGCCGCCCGGATGCCTTCACACTGCGCTTCGCTGCAGAAACGCTGACTGCTGTTTGTCACATCCATGTCCAGCGCTTCACCGACGATACCCGCCGTGTTGTACTTCAATCCGACTTGCGTGCGCATTGCCTGCCAGAATTTACTGTACTGCGTATCCGTAACGGGCAGATTCACGATAATGCGCACTTTGAAGTCCATGTAGTCCGGCTTACGTACAAGCACGCCATCCGCGA